GATACAAATCCTGCCTCAGCGTCTGGGTATTCGTCTGGTCAAGGTTCTCAGAGATGATGTCAATCGTCGCCTTGTTGTCAGTGGTCGACTTCAACTCGATGAGGCCGTTTTCCCGGATGGAATTCGCAGTCATGCCCTCTGGCAGTTCCGCATTCGTGAGGACAACCAGAGACTGGATGAACTGCGAAAGGCCGTTCAGACGGTCACTGTCCACAACGTTGATGGCATCCAGAAGCGGAATCACCGGCTCAAACGCGCCCATACGGGCGGGGTTCGCTGGGTATTCAATGATAGGAATCTGCCCCCAGACATGAGGCGTTTCCTTGACGATTTTGTCTTCTTCTATCTCAAACACCGTGTCTTTGGTGTACACAGTGTACCGGGAAAGCTGATTTTCCTCGTCGTATACCTCGTATACACCGGCAAGTGGCTGGCGCTTGTGGCCAATGCGGTATACAACGTAAGCGCAGCGAGGATCCAGAGTGTAAATCTCAAACGGAGCCTCGTCTTTTGCGCTCTCGTCGTCAGGAAGAATCATGCGGAATGCGGTACCGCAGATCATATCCCACTCGATAAGTTCCTTGTCCTTAGACGCCTTGCCTTCAGACAGCATCATGTCATTCAGCGTCTTCACGGACTCAGAAACGTTGTTTTCTGCGCTCCGTGATACATACTGGATGGGACTACCGCACAGATACCCAGTCTTGAACGCCACAATCTCCTGTGCGCGGTTCTCAACAATGTGGAAGTTTACTTCCGGGCGGACTTCCTTCTGCCGGTACAGTATCGGCTGGTCGCCCTTGTAGTAGTTCCAGAGATACTCTATCTCATCCTTGTTGATCAGATGTGTGATATGTGCCTTGTTGACGATCTCGTCCAGCACATTCTCCCGCGTGATTTCCGTTGCGTCCGTCAGGATCACTCTCCTGCCGAACAACCGGCGAGTAGTCACACCGTCTTGTACATCATTTGAAGTTGTGCTGTTCCATTCAGACATTTCATTTCTCCTGCCGCACCGGCATGACCTTCACAGGATCTACGTCGCCAATGCCGAATTTTCCCATATATACTCTCGTGTGACGCGCCACGCGCAGCGAACCGTCGTCCTCAACCTTCATTTCGACTTCTTCTCCACCGTTGAGGATGTAATTCACCCTGTCCAGAACGCCGGGGTATTCTCTTATATCAATCATGGCGCTACCACCTTTTTGTGTTAAAGGAAAGGAAGGGGACGGAAGGTTACGACCCTTCACGGTGAGTCGAGTTGGCCAGAGATCTCACCAACATACGTCCCCATAGGAAAGGAGCGGGATTTCCACCCGCGACAATTATCTTCCACGTCAACACTATCCGCGATGCATTGTCCGTGACGTCAACCAGAGAGGTAAAAGGAAGGGATGGGAAATGCTGACCCCTGCGGATACCCAGATGAATACAGCCAAAAGAACGCCTTGAACCCTACATGAAGGCCAGAAAACGAACTGTGGAGTCATCATTATGCCTATTATTATTTTACTATTAGATATACCGAAAATAAATAATAAAAAATCCCAGATAGTTGGCGTTTTGCCTACTATTTGGGATTATCTGAGAACTTTTGTATTTAAATTATGCCGTTTAGGCTTTATACTATAAGGTTACCCTTTTTTAGATATTAGAAGATTCTCTTCCTGATGGTCACCACGCCGTGAGAGAACGTCTTTGCGAAGTTCTCAAGGTCGGCCAGAGCGTCGACAACGTCGTCGTTTTTGTTCTTCCCGGACATTGTGTATCCGGTAAGCTGCCGCATGGCCAGCCGGTATTCTTTGTCGAGGTGACTCCCCTGCCCTTTGCCTTCATATTCACTCTCCGCTTTGAACAGACAGTGAGATTTAACCCACGAGGATGCAACCAGTATCCTCGTTTCTTTATTGGTTTGGTTCCATTTGGTCGTCACATGGCAGTGGCTGCCTTTGGCAAGCAGTCCCTTCTGGACGTTGTCGGCAAACAGAGTGCCTCCACGGTTGCTTTCAAACCGCACCATGCCGACGTCCAGTTCGCTCAGAGTGTTGACAATGCGCTCCTCTATTATATCCGGTTTGCCATTATCGCATATCCATTTATCAATATAGTAGTCGTCACCATATTTGTACGCCACAGGCATCGCACAGTAGTCGGATCCCTGCTCTTTCGTATCGCAGACGGCAACAATGGCGTCCGGGTCGCCCTCTGGCAACGTGTAGTACCGGCGTAACTCCTCCGGGGCATACAACTGCCCTTCTCGCTCAATCGGTTCGCCCATGTACAGCGCCCGCCATGAGGCGTCATCCATGCTGCGCTCAAGGTCGTCCAGCATTTCATCTGTATACCCAAGGCCGAACGGGTAGTCAAAGTTGCTGTGCCCGTCCTCGTCTCGCGCCGGGAGATTGATGAACTCTGCCCGGTCATTCCCGGCATAGATGTCCTGCAATCTGCCAACAACGTCGATAATACTCCAGCGCGTCTGGATGTGCAATTCCTTTACCCGGTTCCCCTGCTTTCTCTGGCGGAGGTCAACGGTATACTTCGCCCACAATTTGTCCATCTGGTCGGTCGACATGGCCTGCTCGATTCCTTCACACAAGTCGTCGCAGTACAGCAGATCCGTAGCACGTACCTTACCGGCGTTCCCGGCGCCCAGAGACGTCATTTCAACCGTCTGGAACCTCTTCCGCCTGCCAAGGTCGATTCGCATATGCTTCGCATTCTGTCCACAGATAGGCACCTTGGGGAACACATCGTGCCAGCAATACTCCCCGTCCTTATCCATGATCCGCAGGCACTCATCATACACGCCCTTCAGGAACTCACTGTTGTGGCTGCCTATCAGTGTCTGCAACTCAGGGTGCAACCCGGAGATCCAGCAGACATAGAAGATGGCAATCGTTGTCTTCCCTACGCCGGGAGGCAGCGAGATGGCCAGCAGATCCAACTCATTGTCCTCCAGCCGCTGGAGCGCCTGCGCTATCGGATACAGCTGTTTCCGCCTCGGCTCGTAGAACCGCTTGCTCGGTTCCCTATCCTTCTCTATATACCGGCAGTAACTATCGAAATCATACGGCGCTGCCATGAGCAGCAGTCTCCAGTACAGCCACTCTCCCCGCGCATCCCCGGCCTTCAACTGCTTCGCCAGCCTCCTCCGTATCTGCCTGCCGTACTCCAGCGCCTTTTTTACATTTTCGGAATTTTTCTCCTCCGCCACCAGCAACCCGCTGGCATCCATCACCTCCGACGCGTCCTCCTCTATCAGATGCATACAAAGCGTGTACGCATCCTTCCACGCCTCCACGTCGTCCATCCCTATTAACCGCTCAATCAGCTTCTCGTCTCTCTCCGCCATGCACATTCACACTCCCGTAATTATTTTGTCACCAACGTAAGTGTATCATGCCTGCGGCAAAAAATAAAGACCTTTCTGAAAAGTTCCAGAAAAGCCGGTAAAACATACAAATCTGGTCACCTAATCAACTATAGTTTGGGACACGGGACAGACGGGACACGATTTCCCTTTTATATTATACGAAAATCACACTTTTGCACAAAATATAATTTTCCTCACGTTATAACCTCATTTTCTTGTCCCATTGTCCCATTTGATCAAATATATTCACTTTTAAACAGCGTATAGTATATATATTATAATAAAAACAGCATATCTGTGTACTTTTTTCATGGGACAACACATGGGACAGTGATGGGACAAGACGGGACAGTGGAATTTTTAACAAGGAAAATGCTCAACTCGCCTGCCAATCCAGCCACATAACTCTCCTTTGGTGGCGGATTTTTGGAGGGTCTTTTTGTTGCTGGGGGATATTTGGGGAACTTACCCCCGCCGAGCCAAGGTTGACATAATCCCCGTGGGTCATCCACCCACCCGGGTGTGTACAGTGGGGAAGAATTATGTTGACCACTGGTAAACCGCGTTATGTGAACCATTTCCCGCCCTGCTGCACAAGAGTTGACATAACAGAACAAATCAGCAGTTATGTTGACCGTATCCCTTGAAAATATCGCGAATAATCCGCATTTAACGAGATTAACGTTAACCTTTCCTGTTTTGTGTACGTGTACCGCGGACACTTGTACGCCCAGCGCGGGCACGAGGTTTCAAGTTTTGGCGTCATGTAGATTTACTTTACACTTAGAATCCTACCAACCTACAGGGTTAATATGTTTTGCATCCTATACACCTATTAGTTTAGTAGGTTTATTATTCCTCTCCTGCCCGGCTGGCGGGATCCCGTGACGGATGTGTTTCCATGAATGAATCAAGCGCGGCACGAAGTACGGCGCCGGGCGTCGTGTCGTATTGTTCACACCGGGCGCGGAATGCTTCGGCGTATTCCTTTCGGATCTTGCAGCCGGTGACGGTGTAGTGTTGCGCGTCGTACTTATTCCGGGCGCGTTTTTGTGCATCTGATACGGGCATAATATGAAAATCCTCTCTTTCTACCTATTTAATATAGCAATTCACGCCGGGCAGGACGGAACCGGCGGACGTTGTGCAAATCCTACAATGAATTGTATAAAATGCTATAAAATAATACGGTTAAACCGTAGTTTTTTGTTCATTATGCGAATTGAAATATACGGTTTAACATGGTATAGTATAGCCACAATCAATCAAGGGGGAAAAACAATGAAAACAACGAAAGTTTTTGAATGCGAAATCATGCGGCACGGCGTCACCCCGGCAGCGTTTCTTTCCTACGTGCGGCGCTCCGTTGACAAAAAAGGCGGATATTTTTTCAGATCGGATCTTGATATTGATTATTTCAAAACCAGCGCGACCGGCGG